AAGGAGAGGTCAGTCATCGGTCTTCCCTTTCTCCGCGCGGGCTTTGATAAGCTGCACCGCGAGCGTTTTGATTGCTTTGCGTTCGTCGTCGCGCAGGCTGCGAGTTGGTGCCAGCTTGCGCCCGAGGCGGGCTTCGATGATCTGGCGGGCGGTCATGCGGCTTGCTCCTGTGCGATGAGGGCTTTGAGGATGGCGAGGAGCCAAGCGGGGGCGGGGTCTACGTTTGCTCCTTGGTGCTTGGCGCGGTGCCAGTTGATAGAAACCAGCCACCCACCAGACCCCCGATAGGGGCGCATGTCGGTCAACTGCACAGCAGCATCGGGCAGCGCAGCGTCGTGCAGCGCCTTGGCGGCGTCTAGGCTTCCGTCATATGCGTTGAGAAGGTCGGCCCAAGCGTCACCGTGAAGATCGCTGACATTTATAGCAGCATCAATTTGAGCCGAAGTTTCCGCATCAACGATAAGATTTTCGGGCACAAGGCTACCCGCCTCCACCTTTTTCAGCAGCTCCTGTAGTGCTTCCAAACGGGTCATCTCAGCACCTCGGCAAGCGCCACGACCCACGGCAGGTAGATCGCCGCGCCGGTCAGGATGAAGACGGCAATGGCTGCGATGGCCAGTGCGCCGGGATCACGGATCATAGGTGGCGTCCTTCGTGTAGATGACATCGGGGTCATATTTCAGGCGCAGGCCCTTTGGCTCGGCCAGCATCCGCTTGCGGTTGGCTTCGATCTCCTCGAAATACGCCTTTTCTTCGGCGTCCTTGTATATGCCGTAGTCGCTCATTCGTCGTCGTCCTTCCCCACCAGCGCCTCGTTCAACTGGTCGAGACACTCGGCCAGCCGCTGATGCGTGTAGTCCTCGGACGCGGCGTCCTGCGCGATGCGGTAGGCGCGCATCATGGCGCACAGGCTGGCGATCTCCTGCGCGGCCATCTCGGCGCGAACGTAGTTGATTGTGGTCATGTCTGTTGCTCCTGTGAGGGGTAGTGGGGGCCGAAGCCCCCGAGGGTTAGGCGGCGACAATGCGGATTTCGTTTGCCGCATAGAACATCGCCCAGCTTGCGACATAGGCGGCGCACTGTTCATAGGTGCCGTTGCTATCGGTCGGAACCCAAGCACCTCGAGATTTGATCTGAACCTTGAACATTGTCGTTTTCCTTGCTGGTGGGCGTTGCCCGTTGCTATGCCATACACATACCGCAAACAAATTGCGCAGGCAACCCCTTGCGAAAACAAATTGCGCCTGTATAGTCGGCCACCATGAAGACAGCACACGACATTATCGAACGCGCGGGCCGCGAAGCCGTCATGGAACGGTTTGGCGTCAAGACGCGCGTTATCCAGCACCACCTGCACAACGGCAAACTGCCCGCCGAATGGTATGCTGGCCTTTGCGACATGACGGGGCAGGTTTCCTTGCCCCTCAGCCTCTTCAACTTCAAAGGGATGGGTGACACATGATCCGGCCCGACATGCACCAGATGGACGAACCAGCCGATCGGGACGCCATGCGCCTTGTCGGCCTCATCATCACCTTCGCCTCCGGCTTCCTGATGGGCGCGCTGGCCGCGCTTTGGTGGGTGCTGGCATGACCGAACACCCGCGCGTGTCCTCCCCATGTCGCGCGGGTCGCGGCCCGGCTTCCTCCCTTGGCCGGGCCGCACCTCACAACCGCACCCTCGCCGCCTGCATCGCCCTCACGCGCGCAGAACGCGACCTAGAGCGCGCTAAGGCACAGTCCGACCGCGAGATGATCGAAGCCGCCACACAGCGCGTCACGCGCGCAGAAATCGCATTGAGGAACATCCACCAGTGACCCGCGAACAAATACTCGCCCGCGCCGCCGAACTCATCAACGGCGAACGGCAAGACAACTACGGCCCGCCCGAGGAAAGTATGCAGACCATCTGCAACCTCTGGAACAGCTACCTGCGTCAGCAGTGCCTCGACCCCGTGGACGTGGCGAACATGCTCGCGCTCCTGAAGATCGCCCGCCTCTCCAAAGGCCCGCACGAGGACAGCTTTATCGACGCCTGCGGATACCTCGCCATCGCGGGGGAGATTGGAAGTAAGGGTTAAGGTTTCAGGGCGCGCAGCAGTGCGCCCTGTTCGGCATCTTTGCTCCGCAACACCGACAAAACGCGCTCGTCTATCGTGTCCTTGCAGACAATATGAACCACACGCACTGGCCGAGTTTGCCCCTGCCGGTGCAGTCGCGCGTTGAACTGTTGGTAGTACTCAAGAGACCAGTTCAATCCAAACCACACGCAGAGTGCGCCCCCGCGCTGTAGGTTCAAGCCATGCCCCGCAGACGCTGGGTGCGCCAGCAGAATTTTGATTTCCCCACGGTTCCAAGCGTCAATCGTCTCTTGATTCTTGTCTAACACACGCGCCTCTGGGAAGCGCGCCTTCAGGCGTTCAAGGTCGCTTTTATAGTTGTACGCAACAAGGATATTCTCACCCTCATTGTCTTCAACCACCTCGGCCAATGCGTCCAGCTTCACCTTGTGCGTCTCTGCCCAGTTGCCGTTCTGGTCGGTGTACATTGCGCCGTTAGACCATTGCAGCAGCTTATTCGCCAAAACAGCCGCCGTGGTCGCCTCGATCACCTCGTCATCGAGTTCCGCCAGCATGGTTCGCTCAAAGCTCTTGTACTCGCCCAACGCCTTGGGCGGCATATCTATGCCCTGCTCAATGTCGATTCGGTCCGGCAGGTCTAGGTAGTCCTCCGCGCTCATGTGGATCACCTTGTCCGAGATCAGGTCTTGTATGCGATCAGCCGATCCCGCCCGAGGCGTGAAGCGGTAGCCCATGAAGTCTTGTTCGAAAAACCGCTGTTTATAGCCGGTCATGGTGCGTCCAAGGCGCTCGCCGTAGTCGATCAGGTACATCTGAGACCAGAGGTCTAGAAGCCCGTTCGGGCTAGGCGTTCCGGTCAAAAGCACCATGCGCTCGATGTAGGGAAGCATCTTGCGTAGAGCCTTGAACCTCTGGCTGGATGCGTTCTTGAACGAGCTACTTTCGTCAATGACCACTGTGTCAAACGGCCACCGCTTGCCGTAGGTCTGCGCCAACCAGAACACGTTTTCGCGGTTGATGACATACACGTCCGCATCGACGCTGAGAGCCGCCCTGCGCGCCCGTTCTGACCCTGTGGCGACAGACACACGCAAATGATTGAGGTGCGCCCATGCGCGCGCCTCCTGCGCCCACACGCTGTTTGCAACACGCAGCGGGGCTATGACCAGCACCTTACTGGCAACCATAGCCCCGATCATGTCGCTGATAGCTGTTAGGGTTGAGACACTCTTGCCCAAACCCATCTCAAGCGCCAACATGCAGCGCCGCTCTTGGCAGATGAAGTCCACTGCGCGCCGCTGGTACGGGTGCAGGTTATCCCTCGAAAGCACGAGCCGCCTCCACGCTGTCGATCACCCTCACGTCGCAGCCCAGCGCGCGACGGCGCTCATGGTCGCGTGCCTGAAGGTCTGTCGGCTTCTTTCCGGGTGCCTTCAACTCAACAAAGATCACCCGCCCGCCGGGCAAGGTCACGATGCGGTCGGGGACTGCTCGTCGCGTGGGGCTGACGAACTTCTCGGCCATCCCACCCAGTTCCTTCACGCGCTTAACCAGCGCCTGTTCAATGTCGCGCTCAAGCATGAAGTTCACCGTGTTCAAATCGGGCGGAACGGGCCGCTTCGGCAGCCTTTACAATACGAGGCGCGATTGTTCTGTTATATTCACATCCTTCAAGCAACAGTAGACCTTTGTGCGGAATGACAGTCGCGTTCAAAATCCCAATTTCGTCATCGTTGTCTCCCCCGCTTGGAGTTTCAAAATCGCATGGCTCGCAGCCAAAGGAATCATTCCCCCACGTTGTTGAAAAATCATAACCATATGCTGGATCATCAATAAGACCGCATCGTGGGCAAATTTTGTTTTCAGAAACATGCTTGTTTTTTGTTACGGTCTTTCTTGAAAGGTGTTCAACTGGGTCTCCAGAAAGCAATGCCGCTCGAAAAGAATGGTCGCTATCTGGAACGCTTTTTATGAAGGCGTTAAACTTAGGGTCTTCAAAAACATCCGCGCGCTTGATTTCATACCAGATGTCTTTTCCTTGAGGCGTCTTTACTCGAAAATCAGGAAGGTAGTGGGTTCCGTCATCAAGAACGAAACCTTCTGGTTCATATTCCCAAGAGGAACCCATGCAATCAAAAAACACCGCCCAACGAGCCTCTAATCGGCTTCGAAAGCGATACCCTTTATAGCGTGTTTCAATAGGCTTAATCATATTGCAACCCCCATTTGCTTAAAGACCATTCGCGCCATCCCGATGTATCGTTCAAAGTCCACGTCATCGGGAAACTGATCGGGCAGGTCGAGGCAAGGCATCGCCCCATCGCTCTGCGGCACCTTGTTGCTGTTCTTGGCGTAGTTGATCGTCTCGTCGGGGCCGACCTCGGTGCTGTAGTAAAATCGCACAGCTTTCCCAAGCGCCTCACCGCGCCACACAGCGCCGCCTGTCACCTTGCGAAGCATCACCAGCTTGCGCATGTCCCGGCAAGAGCGGATCACGTCCTTATAGTCTGCCTGCCCGCTGAGGTGCTTGGCGACAGCCTCTGACACGATTGGGAACTGCGGGTTCTTCATCAGCCCCGGATCGGCAAAGACGCCCTTCGCCTTGTACGAGCCGTCAGCCTTGACCGCGATGTAGTTGTTCACGTCGCGGCTGTGCAGCGATGCATAGTCGCTCCGCTCCAACTCATATGACGTGTCGATCTGCCACCAGAACACCACATCTTCTATGCGCTCTTGCAGCGACTTCGGGGCAAACACCACAATGCCATCCGTGTTCGCGCTGACCACCGACGCGCCAATCCCCTCAAGCCGTTCAATGAGCATCAGAAGGGCCAACTGACCCGTGATCGTGGTCTGGATCAGAAGGTTTGGGGCGTAGAGCGTTGAGTACTTGCTGCCCAACTTCCCGAACGACCCGTTGACCACAATCTTCAGCGTGTCGGCGGTTGTCTTATCTCCAGACCGCTTTGCGAGGATGCGGCGCTCAACGATGCTCTTGTAAATCTTGGTGAAGTCATCCCCCATGCTGTCAGGCGCAATGCGCTGCTGTAGAATGATGCTGGGGTAGTACGAGGCGACATCGAAGTCGGCCAAGATGTGATCCTTGCCAGCGTAGACGCTACGCCCCTTCTCGCAGGAATGCAGGCCGCCGATGCCCATCTGGTACTCGCTTTGACCGATCTTGATGCGCGTGTCTTTGAGCCAGTCGGGCAGCTTGATCGAGCCGTTCGCGGACAACTCAAACTCATGCTCCAAGATGCGCTCCAAGATGCTTTGAAGCTGGTCCGTCTTGAAGCGGATGATCTTGGGGTCAACGTATCGGTACACCGCGTCATCATCAACGCGAGGTGGGCGCAGCGTCTTACTTGTCGCCGCTTCAATCTCGCTCTTCAACACCGTTTCAGCGATCTGCGCGTCGGACTTCGAGCGCAGGTCCACGCCGTATTGCGCGCCCATATCCACGCGCAGAGCTATCTGCTTTGACATCATCCGGTACAACTCAGCCGTCACACGCAGATCGTTGATGCAATACGCCTTCAAGACCTCGCGCTGCTCGGGAACGATGTTTGCGCTCGGCTCTATCGGCAGGTCTTGCAGCTTTGGGTATCCGATCCGGCCGGCATACACCTTCAAGCTGGCGCTACCCGGCAGAACGTCAATGATGTCGATGTGGTCCCAGCCCGATGGCATCTGCACATCCATCTGTCGCATGACCTTCCAGCTTGGCAGGTTGCTCATGATGATCTCGTCGCTGATCTTCTTGAGTTGCTCGCAGGATCGGTTTTCCAGCGCGGCGGCAATCATCGGAAGGTCATAGCTGTTGGAGTTAAAGCCGACAGTCGTGTGCGCCCGCATCAGGTTAGCGATCTTCGCCACGTTCAGTTTCGGCTTGTCCTCATGCATTTCGAACGAGCCGGTCTTGCCGGTCTCAACGTCCATGAAGCAGACGAGGAAATAATTGCGGTAGGTTTCAACGTCAAGAATAAGCGCCATGAGGGGTATCCTCCATGTTTGGCGTGGAAAGGTGCGGGGGCCGAGACTAGCCCCCGCAGGTGGACTTACATGAAGTCCTCTTCGTCATCTGTAAAAGCGTCGAAGTCGTCAGCGGTTGCAACAACCCCATCGCTGAACGGCTCGCCATCCTTGAAGAACTGGACACCCAGAAGGTTAGCGTTGATGCGCTTGCCCCATTGGTTGTTCTGCGCCCAGAGTTCGACAATCGCGTTGACGTAGCAGCCCGCGTAGATGCGGTTGTCGTCCTCGCTCAACGGCGTCTTGTCACGGTCAAAAACCATTGGACGCTTGTTGTTCGACGCCTTGATCGACATGTGACCGGCGTATCCCGCGTAGTCGATCTCGTCGCCGTCCTTCAGGCAGATTTTGTCTTCTTTGAGCTTGGTCCCTTTGAGGTTGTCGCGGATCATCGCTTCGATGGCCTGCTCAATCTCCGCGATCTTGTCTGCCTGCGTTTCCTTGTTCAGCAGGAACGTCGCCTCGAACTTGGTTTCCTCGCCAGAGAACACCGCCTTACGGAACAGGCTGGGGAACGAGAGGCGGACGTTGTGCATTTTGATCTTTGCCATTGGTTATATCCTTCTAGGCTTTGGGTTTTGCGCCGCACAGGCGCGTCAATCGTCAATCACGTCGAAGTCGTCGGCGGTCAGGTTGATCGCTGGACGCTTGTCTGTCTCAGGAGCCAAGGTCGGCGCACCGGCGGGTTTAACCACCAGCCCATCAAGCTCACCTTTGCGCGCCTTGCCAAGCACCTTTTCGGCTTGACTCGGGCTTATCAGTTTCGGCGGTATGTACGCCTTATCATTACCGACCAGATTGACCAGCTTGGCTGCTGCCTGCCCCTCATCGGCCCACCTGCGCAGGTTACGCCCCTCGACCAGTTTGTAACCCGGAAAACCAGCGCCACCCGTCAAGCGATCCTTCACGGCTGCTTCTACCGCGGTCAACCATCCTTCAATCAGCCCCTTGGCGTCTAACACCCGGCGCATCTGCTCATCGCTCAAGGTGTTGGCTTTAGGCATACCGTCGAGGTCATCGAACTCGGCCATAATGATGGCTTCGGTGTACTCTTTCAGCGCAGGGCAAGACGCCTTCGCTTTACACCAGCGGCATTGTTTCTCGCCCGGCACACGCTCGGCGTCAGGCGCTTGCGTTTCCTCGGCCCTTTGGCTGACCCATTCGGCCCATCGCAGCAATTGCTCGACGCTAATCTCCCATTCGCTGATGTGATCGAGCCGTGGCTGAATGATGTTGATGCGAACAACATCAATACGATGACCTGTAAAGTACTTGGCATACGCGCCGAGCGCGTAAAGCATCCCCTGCGGGTTTTCCTCGGCATCAACACGAACGCCCATACCATACTTCAGGTCGCAGACATACAGGACGTTACCACGCAGGATGATAGCGTCAGCCGTGCCGAACCCACCGTCGACCCAGTCGGCGTAGCTGACGCGCTCTTCGATGCTATGCTCGTCGCTACCGGCAATCAGGCGATTGACGTGTTCGACGTATACGCGAACGTAGTCGGCCATCTCCTGATCTTCGTACAGGTCAAGATATTCGTTTGACTTGATGCTCGCGTACTTGGGCCAGTCGGCAATATCTACGTGTTCAGGCGGAAGGTGGGCCATTTGCAAAACCTGCTCGGCCAACTCATGCGCCCGCGTACCCTCTTCGGCAAACGGTGACGCCTTGTCCTTCAAGCCGCGCTCGGCTGCAACCGAACCCGGACAGACTAACCAGCGGTGCGCGTTCGACGCGCCTAGCGTTGCGTGTGCAGCCATTAGCCGAGCGCCTTGTCAAACGCCGCCTTGATGTCAGCAAAGTGCTTTGCGTCGATCAAGCTGATGCGCTTGCCATACGGCTCAAGGATTTCCTTGACGACAGCCGCGCCCTTCTCGCGCGACACCCGCAACGCCAAGTCCTGCACGTCGCGCTCGCTGATCGGCACATCGGCTTCGGGCTTCGGCTCTTCGGTGTTAGGTGCAGGCGATTTTGGCGTCTCAGGTGCGAGCGTTTCGGCAGGTGCGATTGCCTGCGCCTGCAACTGTGCCGTCAGCTTCTCGACAGCCTCGCGTAGCGCGATGATCTCTTGTTCCAGCATTCTAGGCTTCCTCGTTTTTTGTGTTGCCTGATCTGTATAACCGGCGTTAGGTTCTGGGTCAATACGCAACGTTTTGGTTCGATTGGGGACGTTTTATGCTTAAGTCAACGGAACTAGCCGAGGCTCTAGGGGTGTCCAAGAACACCGTTCTGCGCCTTGCCAATGAGGGCCACATCCCGGCCACGCGACTGCCGGGGGGTCATTACCGATTCGATCTGGACGAGGTTAAGGTTGCGCTACGCGCGGCCAAGGATGGTGGCGATGATGCTTAAATTCACCTACTGCAAGAACTTCGCACACGCGGAAACCCGAGAGGCGTCATGGGACGCCTTCGCCAATGCCTGCACCAAGTCCACGGGCTATGCCTCAAAGGAGGAAAGCATCCGGCGGGCGGCGATCATCGGTGGGTTGCGGAAGGATGAGACCGCCGGGCGGGCCGAGAACATCCACCTGCGCACCATCGCAATGCTCGATTATGACGACCTCGAACCCGGCGTCACTCTCGATGACATCGACTTCGCCCTGCGGCTCGCCCTGCCCGATGTGGGCTTCGTTGCGTACTCAACCTTCCGGCACACGCCCGAGGCCCCGCGCTTCCGGGTCGCAGTCCCGCTTTCTCGCCCAGTCGGTGAGGCCGAGTACCGCAGCGTCGTGGAGGCGATCAGCCGTGACATCGACCTCGGGGAGCCTGACGATTGCTCCTACACCATGAACCAGATCATGTTCCTGCCCAGCCACAAGCACGGCGTCGAGCCTTGGTCCGCACGGCAAGATGGCGAGCCTTGGGTGGTCCCCGATCAGCCCGAGGGCGGCATCGTCTACGCCGACGCGCTGGGCGATGAAGACGGCCTCGATGATCTGGCTATAGCCGTCGCCAGTCAGCCGCTCGACATCAGCGATGACCAAGTGGCGATCCTGCTCGACAGCTACCCCGCCGAAGGTCTCGACTATGACGACTGGGTGCGCATCGGCATGGCGATCTACCACCAGACCGAAGGCAAAGGCTTTGACCAATGGGTCGCGTGGTCCGAGAAGTCCAGCAAGCACGACTCTCGCCACATGAAGACCAAGTGGCGCTCTTTCGGAAATCACAAGTCGCCCGTTACGATGGCTAGCCTCATCAAGGCCGTCGGTGGTCTACGGGGCGAGGTGGTCGCACAGGGCGCTCAGGCGGTCACACAGACGCTTGAGCAGGAGGCCGAGGCAGTCTGCGACCGAGACAGCTATAACGCCTTCAAGCGGCGCGTGCAGGCTCTGAACGATGTGCAGATGCCCCCAGACATCAGGTCGATGCTGGCGAAGATCGTGCATGAGGTCTACGCGAAAGACGCGAAGATGGGGCTGCGCGAGGTCAAGTCGGCCTTCAAGCCCATCGTGAAACGCGTGAACCGCGACCCGGACCAAGACGCCGAAACACCCGACTGGCTCAAGGGATGGGTCTACGCCGAAGCCGACTGCCTGTTCGTGAACACCAACACCTCGGACTACGCAATTAAGAAAGAGGCTTTCCGGGCCAAGTTCGACCGGATGCCAGAGTGCGCGGCAATGGAGATGGACGCCGCGACCTACGCTCTCACCTATGTGCAAATACCAACTGTGGTGCGCACGATGTACTGGCCGGGCCAACCCGAGACCTTCGAGACCGAGGGTAAGCAGTACGTCAACAGCTACCACCCCAGCGGCATCTCACCCGCGCCGACACTTGAGGGTGACGCTGACGGGCAGTCTGTCGTGGACCTGTTCCTTCAGCACGTCAGCAACACAATCGAAGACCCGCGCGAGCAGGGGCTGCTCTTGGACTTTATGGCGTACGTCTACCAGAGGCCAGAGAACCGGGTGCGCTGGGGCTTGCTGCTCTGGGGCATTGAGGGGAACGGCAAGACGTACTTCTACCACGTCATGCAGCTTCTGCTGGGCCGCAACGCGCGGACCGTGACAACATCCATGATCGAACGACCGTTCAACGACTGGGCTGTCGGCTCTCGGATGATCGGCATTGAGGAGATCAGGATTAGCGGCACGAACAAGTGGCGCATCCTTGACCAGCTAAAGCCGATGATCTCAAACACGACCATCGCAGTCGAGCCGAAGGGCAGCACGTCATATCACGCGCCGAACTTCGCGTCGTACCTGATGACCACGAACCACCAAGACGCTGTGCCGATCAGCGACAACGACAGGCGGTACTGCGTGATCTTCACTCGCCAAAGGCGCAAGGAAGACCTCTTCGAGCAACACGGTGGGCCGGAACAGGTTGGTGCATACTTTGAACGCCTGTTCTCTGAGAGCGAGCGCCGCGTCGATGCCATCGGGCGGTTCCTGATAGATCGCAAGACATCGCCCGAGTTCATGCCACACGGTCGCGCGCCCAAGACGGCGGGCCTTGAGGAGATGCGTCTGGCCAATGTCAGTGACGACCGCCAGATGATCGAGGAACTGATCGAAGACCACCGCTGCGACATCGTGAACGGCGATTTGATAGACGTTACATACCTCAACAACTGCGCGATGGCCGACGGTCTGGAGCTTCCAAAGACCCGCGCGCTGGCAAACATCTTGCGCGATATGGGGTACGTGCAGATACCGAAACGGCGCATGAAGGTGGGTAAACACTACCATTACGTGTGGACCACATCGCGCCCCGGAATAAGCGTTGAGGGCGCAATGGAGCAGGTCCGAGACTGGCACCTGAAGCTGGACGACACCGGTGACGTGCCGTTCTGAGCAGGGGGCGCGGCTGAGATGGGGCGCAATACGCTGAAAAGGGCGCAATGTGGGGCGCAAAGTGAAACATTGCGCCCCTCGATTTTTTCTTTATATTTCTTATACTTATTCTTCTTTAGGGTTCAATAGATCAATAAAATAGGAAATTGGTAGTGAGGGGAAAGTGTAGACTTGAGAGGGGTAGAGAGGGAAATTTTAAGTGTACAGTTTCTATGAGTAAGAGTTGAAAAGATTGCGCCCTTGCGCCCTTGCGCCCCTGACCCCTCAGCGGAGCCAAACGAGAACAACCTAAACGTGTGAAGGACAAAACAGCATGACCATTCCCGACCAAGCCCTGATCCCGGCCCACGCCGAAGGCATCCTTGCCCAACGCTGGGCGCACCTCGCCAAGGCCGAAGGCCACAGAGGATCAGCCCCGCCCAGCGCCAGCCTGCAAGAGGTGCGTCAAGAGAACGGCAGGGTCGGTGCGGCGCGAATGCTTGCCAAGCGCGCCGCAGAGACGCCCGCCGAGAAGGCCGCAGCCCGAGCCATGTTCCTCGCACGTAACCACCCGCCACTCACCACACGCGACCTCCAAGACCGCTACGGCATGTCCGACACCTACGCCCGCCGCACATGCGCCCTACTACTCAGGCAAAAGCGCATCCGCGTCGTCGGCAAGTCCCCTATAGGGGCCAAGCTCTACGAGGCCAACGAATGAGGCCCCACAGCATCCGCTGGAAGCCGCACACGCCGCTCGCCGCCAAGCGCGCCTGCGCCGAGTGGCTGCGCGGCAAGGGATACATGCCGATCCCACGAAACAGACATCACTGGGCTATCAAGAGGGCTTATCAATGATCGACATATCGCAATGGGCAGGGCCGCAATGGGTTCTGGTGACGCTTTGGTCGGCTTCCATCTTCGCATCGCTGCTGTTCTACGCCGCTGGAAAAGTTGATACCAACTTCCCAGAATGGCTTGGCGGCAGGCTATCAGTCTGGGGCGGATACGCTTTTATGGCTGCGATCCTCGCATGGGGAGGCTTTTGGCAATGACCCACGACACCACCCCCGACGCCTCCGCACAGGCCGTCCGCATGAGCCTCCAGCAGTGGATCAGGATCGAGATAGCCAAGGGCCACCCGGCCCGCCTTGTCCATGACGTGATCGAGCAGGAGGCCGAGATGATCCGGCGACAGCGAGAAACCCCTTGATACACCGCGCGCCACATGCGAAACAGAATTGCAGCGCGCCGAAACGCAACATCAACTAACATAGCCGCTCCGGTGGTTTTCGCAGTTGGTCGCGTGCTACCGAAACTGCGCCACAGTCCAAGTCGGCGCGCTGCAAACAACGCCGCTTTCTGGCGGTGTGCTGTAAGCCCCCGGCGTCGAAGCGCGTCAGCGTCGAGGAAAAAGCGGCATACCTCCTGAGAGCAGTCGCCTTGACCAGCGGGCAAATGCTGGCGCGTAGCGGAACGTTCGCGGGGAGGTCGCAGTCAACATTTCGCCCCTAAACACCGCAGCGCAGGGTCAGGCTTACAGGCGACCTTCCTTGCCTGACGCCTGCGCACATAGGAGGTGCAATGGACAAGTGGCGGACGCCAGAGGCGCAAGCCTACCGCAAACTCTACCAGACAAAGCACTGGAGACACCTGCGCGAGCAGGTCTTACTGCGTGACCTGTTCACCTGCCAGCGGTGCGGATGCCACCTCAAGCGCGGAAAGACACAGCCCCAGTCGGCAGTCGTCCACCATATCAAACCGCACAAAGGCGACCTCGACCTATTCCACGATGCTGGCAACTTGCAATCCGTGTGCTGGTCTTGCCATTCGGGTGTGATACAATCCGAAGAGGCCAGAGGCTTTAGCACCGAGATCGGCGAAGACGGCTGGCCCGTTGACGCAGCCCACCCCGGCGCGACATGACAGCGGGAGGGGGAGGGTCCAAAGGTCAGGGCGATGGTCGCAAACCGGCGCGCGAATCCTCTTCCTT